CTACCACTCAAATAATTTTCAATACAGCTTTCTTTATTTCAGTTGTTTTCATTCATACCCATAAGTCCTGGCGGGACTTGTTGGTGTTGTACTATTTTCATTTGAGATAAACTTTAGTAATTCTGAGAATGGTGGTGGTACAATAGATGATAGATATACATATAAATTCCCAGGAGTAGAATTTTCTATATCAGACTATACAACTTCAAGATTTAAAGTTAATCATAATATTGCTTCGCGTAAATATTCCATTTCGATTACTAAACTTAATCAAGCATTTAATGGCCAAGAAGGTGAACCTACAGCCGAAGTATATTATGCTGAGAACTCTGAAAGTTCCTTTTACATAACTTCTGGAGAAGGGAAAAACCCAGCAAATATTCTTGTAACTGTATTTGGTATTAAATAAAAATACAAGGGAGGGGTATATCCCCCCTGTAACGGTACTAACCTATTTGTTTCCATGATGTCCAACTATTATAATGAATTCTTATATATGCTAATCCATTATCTCCACCTGCACATAATTGCATACGAATCCATCCGTCGCAAGAAAATGCCACTAATATGCCATAATTCACGGGCATATTGTCCTGTTGTGAGTCAAATTTATAAACTCCGTTATTTACGTTATTGGCATCACCTTCCAAATTTAATCCAATGGCACTCAGGAAACCTGATTTTGACATTAATCCATCATTTTTTAAAGTAGCCGTTCCAATAAGTTCCGCCAGGACTTATGGGTATGAATGAAAACAACTGAAATAAAGAAAGCTGTATTGAAAATTATTTGAGTGGTAGAAATTGGGTAGAAAATAGTAACTAGCTTGCTTATTCTACCCGGCTTCTACCAACTTACTGACAAGGCGTGTCAGTCGATTTGAAACCTTTTATTCTTTGTTCGTTTTTATATCATTTACCTTCGCTGAAAAAGGATGGTAAATGAGTAGTTTTGTGTGTGAAATAGTAGTTACGCCCATGAGCGTGTTCCATTAAGTTGGGATGCGCTTGTGGGCATTTTTTGTTTAATCTAAAACCTTAGTAAGATGAAAAGATTCGTTTTCATGATGGTCGCACTGCTGATGTGCGTAGTGAGTGTTTTCGCGGAGACTTCCGTTAGTGTAGAACCTTCCGTTCCGGAGTTCCTGACCGGATTTGCCAGCTTCACCGGGCTTGTTACGGTCGTGGTTCCTGCTGTAGTAGGATTTATCGCTTCGAAGCTATCCAATCCTATGAATAAGTGGGTGACTATGTGGGTAACTGCTGTAGTTGGTGTAATCGTTACCTTCTTCAGTTGGTGGATGAATCTCGGTTTCCCTCCTGCAGATGCAAGCGTCTGGGTTGTGGTGATTGATGCGTTGTTTGTCGCCCTGGCATCTACTGGTATCGTGTCGGTTGTAACAAGTGAATGGCTGTCCAGGTTGTTCGGTGGTAAGGTAAATAAGGAGTGATGCAGAACCTTATAACCGTCATAGCCCCGCAGATTCTTGTTGCCGGGGCTTACTCCTTCATTGGAGAAATTAAGGAAGTAGTCTTCGAGCTTCGTTGGATGCTGGCTTTTATCGTTGTGATGATTGTGGCCGACTTCGTTCTGGGAATCATCGACAGCGTGGTTAAGCGGGGCGAGGATTTCCGCTTTTCCCGTGCTGGCCGACGTACCGTGTGCAAGTTCATTGAGTATAATTCATACCTTGTTGTTGGGTTCATGCTGGGCATTGCAATTCTTCAGCCGGTTGGCATCTGTTCCTATACAATCAGTTCTATCTGCGGGCTGGGGTTGGCTTTCATTTTCGAATTTGACAGTATTATGGAGCATATATGCACAATTCATGGTATCAAGAACAAGGTTTCCATTAAGCGCCTGCTGGTGGGCTACATTAAAAAGAAGTACACAACGGCTGGCGAAATTATCGAAAAAGTTACAAAGGATGAAGAAGACAGATAGACGCCTGATAGCGGAAATCATCTACTCCGTAATCATAATATATTACTTATGACAATAAGTTTCATGACCTAGTTGATATGAGAAAGATAAGGATAGGGAAAGATATATACTTCACCTGGCAGATACTCACGAACAAGGAGCCTGTTCCACTGGAAGGAAGGGACTTGAAACTCATGCTGAAGAATCCTCTAGGCAGATTTCTCGATTTCCATTTTGAGATATACCAGGGAAACAAGCTGAAATTTACTTTTCATGGAACGGACCACAAACACCTTGGTACGTATTCGCTGACTTTGTGGGAGAACTATGGTAAGGAAGGACAGACTGCCGTTGACATGTGTGAGGCTTTCAGGCTTGTTGCAACAACTTGTGAAGAGGACAGCATAAGTGTCCCTAACCTTGAAATGGCCACCGTCAACCTTGGTGCTTCTTCCATTGACATATCAACCGGTGGAAGCATTCCCATTCCCGATGCGCCAAAAGACGGGAAGATATACGGCCGGAAGGATGGAGAATGGGAGGAGATAACAGAAGCAGTATGGAATGAAGAAACAAACAGTTAAAATCAGACTTTTATGGCAACAACAAAATTAAAATTCTACAGGGGCTTAAAGGCCCGTTATGATGCAGCGTCAAAACATCTGGATGCTATCTATTTTGCAACCGACACCAAAGAACTGTTGATGAACGGTGTGAATTATGGAGGAAGCGGTGTCACAGATGTCAGTTTTGACAAAGGCAGCAATAAACTTATCGTTACCAAATCATCAGGCAAGACCGAATATGACCTGACGGAACTCATCAGGTTCAAGACATCATTGCCAGACAGCCTTGCCACTCCTTCGAAACTGGGAGGTCTTCCGGCTGGGACAAAGGTCGAGACCTTGAAGACAAAGACGCTGAGCCAGATTTTCGAGGATATTCTCTTTGAGGAAATCCAGCCGACGGTACAGGCACCAAGTGCAACAATATCATTCAAGTCTCCTTTTACCGCCAACAAGATTCTGGAGGTTGGTGAAAGCGCACCTACCGCAGAACAGATTCAGACAGGATTTAACCGTGGTAATTGTACGGTTGTTGGCCAGGCAAACAAGAACCGTGCAGGAGAACTTATCTCCGATGACCAGTCCTTCATCTATGTAGGAAACAGTACAAGCAACAAGACATTGCCGACGAAAGTTACACTCGGTACGATGCAGTACAATTACCAGGCTCATCATGGCGCAGGTGACACCTTGCTCACTTCAAAAGGAAACAAGGCGACCGTGTCCCCTAATCCGCTTCCTGAAGGTACTATGAAATCAGGTGCTGTCTACCTTTATGGTACCTATCCGTTTTACTGTAATGGTTCTTCAGCTTCTACCTCTGCCGGAGATACCAATTTCCCGTCTGCCGCAGCTCCTGATACAAAGCTTCCGCTGCAGAAATGGACTGATACATTAATTGGAGCGAAATTTGCTTCTGAAGCAGCAACCGGAACCCGCCTTGAATTCTACTTCCCTTCAGAAAAGAATGTGTCAAAAGTCGAGTTCTATAATACGGTGTCCGGAAAGTGGGAAGTCTTCGGAACGGACAAGTACGCCGTATCTGATGCAGGAAACAAGACCGTACAAAGTGTTCAGATTGCATACAAGAAGCTGACAACGACAGGTGCCATGTCCGGTGCATTACAACTTCGCTTCACAGTTTCCGATGCCGGGAAAAAACTTGTAGACGAGCCGGACACATATAATGGCGAGGAAATTACGGATGAAGTGATAGCCATGCTTGCACGAAACAGCCGTGAAGTTCCCTTTGCCATGCCGATGAACAATGTCATGCCGATGGCTTCGACAACAGGAAACCGTCCTGCGGGTGTTGCTTCCTTTGCCGTGAACTTTGAGCCTGGAGGACAGGCGCCACTGGATGCCCGTCAGCTTGTTCCAAACAAGACAGACCTTATTGCCGCAGCTACCTATTCAGGAAAGAATACTTATAACGGCATGTTGGTCGTTGTTGGAGATAACGGGGACGGCAAACCGGCTCTGTATGTCCTGAAGGACATGACAAAGATTACCCAGGCTGATTATGGCGGATGGATTCGTCTTGACGTTGGTGCACAGACACTCATCCAGATTATCAATGACCTCACAACGGGCGGGACTAATAAGGCACTTTCCGCCGAGCAGGGTAAGGTGCTGAAAGGATTGATAGATAATTTGAGTAACAAAGTCAACGGGTTAGGTGCTGTTTATACTCCAAAGGGAACGGTTGCTGATTTGGATGCATTGAAGAAGGTTGCTTCAGTTTCCAAAGGTCATGTATATAACGTGACAGCAGAAGTAACCCTTAATGGTAAGAAATATCCTGCAGAAACAAACTTCGTCTATATTGGAGAAGCAGCAAACCAGGCGAGCGTAGAAACAAACTGGGATTCTCTTGGAGGTACAGTAGATTTGACTGCATATGCAAAGAAGGTTGACCTTGAAGGATTCTTGACAGCAGAAGACCTTGCTGATTATGCAACCAAGGCAGAGGTCGCAAGGGATTATGCAACAAAAACTGCACTTAGCGAGGCTATAGCTGCACTTGCTGAAACATACGCAACCAAGGCAGAACTTACTAATTATGCTACGAATGAGACATTGAAGTCTTATGCGACAAAAGCAGAACTTGACAGCGCATTCGCATGGCATGAAGAGGAGTAAAAACCCAAGGAGGTATTCTGAGCGAATACCTCCATAAAACAATAAGGTATGGCAAAAAAGAAATTCAATAATTATTTAAGAAAAGCCACCTTTAAGAGAGATTTGGAAGCCGGAAATATATTGGCAGACTCTATATCTTTCATTAAAGATATACGTGCCATATATACTCACGGTGAATATTATGGTAGTGGGTGTATTACCAGTGTAAACAGCGGTACGGGAGAAATAACAGCAGAACTTATCCCAAATGTTTTTCATGTGTTCGGTGAAGTTTCTGCTCTTAATATCTCTTTCGGTGAAGGCCTGCCCAATATGATGAATGAATATATGTTTCAGTTCACGAGTGGCGTTAATCCTACTGTTCTGACATTACCTGAAGGAGTAAAGTGGATAGGTAGCAGCGTCGTTAAATCAAACAGAACATATCAGGTTAGTATTCTTAATAATATTGCAGTAATGGGAGGTATATAAGATGAGTATGTTAAGACGCAGATTGCTTATACTGGCGGCCATGAATAATGGACTGCCTAATATGCCGGTTCGCTTTAAGACCGGCGAAAGGGCGGTATTCAGTGACGGGAAGCATGGATATTTCTCAATGGACAGAAGATTTGTTCGTGATAAGAACATGTCACGAATGTATTCCAAAGACGGGAAACGGATTAGCGTGGCTTTTCCATAGCGTGCTGAAGAAAAGAAACTGAACTAAAATAAAATAGGAGTGCCACTGCACTCCTTGTAATAAATTTTTTATTAACCATCCTACCATTGGTAGAACTCCACAAATATAGATGTAATTTTATTATGAACAAAATAGATTCTATTATTATTCACTGCTCAGCCACAAAAGCCGGGCAGAACATAGGTAAAAAGGAGATTAATCAGATGCACGTATCCCGTGGCTTTCAGTGTATCGGGTACAACTATGTGGTAAAGCTGGACGGTACGGTAGAAGTTGGCCGTTCGCTCACCATTGACGGGGCGCACTGTAACAGCAAGGGATTTTCAGGTGTCAGCTACAACAAACACAGCATTGGTATCTGTTACATTGGTGGGCTGGATGCCAACGGTAAGGCTGCTGACACCCGAACACCGGAACAGAAGAAAGCGTTGGCCAAACTGATTAAGGAACTTTGCGGAAAGTTCCAGATTGTGGAGGTATTGGGTCATCGTGACACATCGCCAGACTTAGACGGAGACGGAATCGTAGAACCTGATGAGTGGACAAAGATGTGTCCTTGCTTCGATGTGCGTGCGGAATATCCTTTTATCCCTGAAATCGTTGTGAAGCCATGAAGTTATACGACTACATAATGGGTAAAGTGAGCCGGTGCATTACGCTGGCTCCTTTCATGTGCTTGTTTTTTGTTTGTTCCTGCCGGACGATAAAATATGTTCCGGTAGAAAGTTATGCTGATAGCGTCGTAGTGGAGAAGCTGGTGGAAGTTCAGTTACCGCCAGACAGCGTCACCATCCGAGCGTTATTGGAATGTGATGAAAATGGGAAGGTTGTACTAAATTGGTTGGATATAGCTAACAGTAAGAACGCAGAAGCACAGCTAACCATTGACAGTCTAGGCAACCTACTGGCAAAGATGAAAACACAGAAAGATACGGTCTACCTGCCGTCTAAGGAAGTCACCGTCACCAAGGAAGTGAAAGTACCATACCCGGTAGAAAAAGAGCTGACCAGATGGCAGCAGTTTCGGATGGATTTCGGAGGATGGGCTATGTGTATTGTGGTAATATCAATACTAATACTGATTGTATATAAAATAAAGAAATAACATAAAACAGGAAGGAGGTAGATTTGAAATGATTCCGGAGTCGTTGATAGATGGGCGCCCTATAAATATCGCTTATTAAACATACAATCCCCAGATGGCAAGTCTGGGATTGTATGTTTAATATAGGTTTAGTTATATATAAATGTTAAATTTTAGTGTAATTTGTCCTCCTTTTTGTCCTTCAGACTTATTAATAGTTTAGAAACATATAGTCAATAAAATGATAATCACAGCTATATATTATGTAATTCTGTTAATACAAATTACGAACTAAATCAAATTATTGAATTTATATACGGTTTTCATGTGTATTTATGAGCATTTTTTGTCCTTCATATTTTATATACCCTTTTCTACTTTTGAGCCGTTATTCTGATAGGCAGAATATCCAATACCGATAGTTATTCGGAAGAAAGGAGGGAAACATGAAACGAATAATGGCGTTAATTATTTTATTGGCTATATTATTGACTGTAAAATCTATCGTAAAAAGTATTGAATAATTAATATGCCCCGACCGGATTATTCCGGAAGGGGCTTTTCCATTATCCTCTCATCATCATAATATCAGACCTAAGTTCAATGTATTGCTTGTACTTTTCAGGATTGTCCACGTAATCAATCACACGAGATATGGCCATATCCGCCTGTTTCTGTCGGACTTTGGTGTAGTATCGGATAACTCCCTTTGATTTGTCCGAATGGCCTAAGCAGTAGTCTATTATTCCGTCAGGAATGCCTATTTCAGAGGCGTACTGTGCGAAAGACTTGCGGGCCGAATAAAATGTAACACGTTCATCAATATTCAATTCCTCAGCCAAATCTCCAAGAGAATACGTAACATACTGAGAAAAGTTGTGATATGTGAATTTATACCCAAAGTCGAGCTTTCCCGTCCGTTTATCCATCCACCTGCATATTATCTCTCTTGCTTGAGACGGTATTGTAAATGTGATTACATAATCCGACTGCATTCGTCCTTTAGTCTTTGAGCGTGAATATTCCAATACGTCTTTTCTAAAGTCAGTTTGCATAATGTCTATAAGATTCATCCCTCCCAAGTAAAAAGAAAGGCAAAAAAGGTCACGTGCCATAATCAGCTTTCTCTTTTCTGGTGAGGATTCACGAATCTTGTTAAAATTCTGTACTGTCAGATCAAGCTTCCTGATAGGGGCTGCAGATATTCTAGTCGTTACAAAAGGATGTATATCGTAAGATATATTCCACTCTCTTATCGCTCTGTTGACGACAGATTTCATTTGGGCAAGCATTGTGTTTACTGTAGTTTCAGTCACTTTCCGCTTCCGTATGAATGCGGCAAAATTCTGGACTAGTGACGGGGTTAAATCTGAGAGAAGTATGTCACCTCTTGCAAAGTCACGAAAATACCTCCCCACCCTTTCAATAGATAATGCGTATGAATCTCTTCCCTCAGACTTGAGATAGTCTACAAAATTGCTACATGCTGATGAAAAGGTTTGCTCATCGGAAAGATTGTCCGTAGAAATGATTTCTTTAATTTGCCGGCAGGAATAAAGTTCAAGATGTTTTATTGAGTCCAGTTTCTCTTGAAGGTCATCAAGGATGTTCCTAAGTTTCCGGTTTATCGCAGAAGCCTCTGGATGCTTCACGACCTGACCGTTCTTAAACTGGTTCTCTGAAATAATGAATCGTGTGACGATATATGTTGTTTCATGCTTGTGACGGAGTGCAATTCTTATCTTATGTCTTCCGTCTTTTAATGCTTTTGCCTTGAAAATGGTAAGTGATAGAGTTGCCATAATGATTAAAAAATTTAAGGATACTCCAGGGATACTCACAGAATTGTAAATTTACAATTCAAATCCTTTTTTTTAATCATCGTAATAAGCTGTAGAAAATAGAAAAACCGCCTAATTCACAATGTAATAAGCGGTTTTAAGTCGGAGCCGAAAGCGGGACTCGAACCCGCGACTTACTCATTACGAATGAGTTACTCTACCAACTGAGTTATTTCGGCAACGTGTTTCGTTGAAAACGGTTGCAAAATTACTCTTTTCTTGAAACCTGCCAAATAAAAAAGAGATTTTTTTCCGAAAAACTACATTTTTCCGGCCCGTACAACCCGTTTCCGTTACATCACAAGAGCATTTGACACATTATTACGTGTAATTTGTACAATAGTCCCTTGTCTGCCTTCTGCCGATTTTCTACTTTTACCCGCAAAATGAAACATTACACTACCATGAAAAAGAAACTGATAATTTCACTGCTGGCACTGGCTTCGCTGGGAGCCGGAGCACAAAACTTGCAAAAGGGAGACTACGGATACTTGTACTGCCACATGAGCGGACGAGGAGAATGGACGGCCTACGCCCTGAGCCGTGATGGCGTACACTTTCACGACCTGATTGATGGCGACCCCGTATACAATGTAGAAGAAATGTCAAAAATAGAGGGAGGAGCACGCGATGCCTTTATCTGCCGCACGTCCGACGGAAAAGGCTATCTGATGGTGACTACCGACATGAGCAACGCCAAGAGCCGCTCGTGGTTCAACTACGGCATCAACCTGCTGAAAAGTGACGACCTGATTCACTGGACTTCTACCACCTTCGACTTCCGCCGGGGACCGGACATTTTCTGTGACCCTCAGTCGCCCGACGTCTATAAGGACTACAGCACCATCAAACGCGTATGGGCACCGCAAATTTTCTGGGACCCTTCGTACGTATGGACTGATGGCACGAAGGGCGGATACATGATATACTATTCACTGCTTAATCCGGCAGAAGACCAGTACGACCGCGTGTTCTATTCCTATGCCGACGCCACCTTTACACGTCTCACTAAACCCCGCCTGCTGGTGGACTGGGGATATGCTACCATCGATGCCGACATTAACTATGTGCCGGCCGACGGACTCTATCACATGCTCATCAAGAAAGAAGGAGGTACACCCGGCATCTTTGCCGCTACAGCTACAAAACTGACCGGTCTTTATAAAATAAAAGATGAAAACGATTATGTGAAGTTTGAAGGCAACAAAAAGTGTGAGGGCTGCTCTGCCTTCCAGTTGGTGGGCGACTCTACCTGGCGCGTGGCCTACATCGAATACTCCTCCAAACCCAAAAGATACCGCATCTGTCAGGCCGACGAGAAACTCTCCAACTTCCACTCCCCCGTCACCATGGAGGGCGTGAAACATCCGCAGCACGGCTCGTTCATGCGGCTCACCGAAGAAGAATACAAGCGCCTGCAGGAGTGGTCGGACAGCATCATGCGCGAAAGAGCCGCCCGCCACAGCGGAGAAAAGAAGTAAAAAGAGGAAAATGAAATATTTTTGTAAAAACTTTTGGCAAACATCCTTTCATTTGAGCAGAAAACATTATCTTTGCACTCCGAATTATGACGTGACAAAAGAGTTTGATGTATTACTGTTCAACACATAGTAAAAAGAATAAGCGCACATTCGGAGTTCCGGCGAAATGGACAAATGCCGGAAGCTATTTCTTTTTTCTTTTATGTCACTTATTTCCTGAATATTTAAGATTTCCTATTTTTTCAAACACCCGGAACTGCTTTTCGGCAAGTCCGGGCGTTTTTTCGTATATACGAGAGTAGAATAGAAAAAATACAAGATATAAAGATTATTAGTAACAAGGTAATGAGAAATGTAACATTGATCCTCGACGACGGGAGCCGCTTTCATGGCAAGTCGTTCGGCTATGAGAAACCGGTAGCCGGTGAAGTAGTTTTCAATACGGCAATGACCGGATACCCCGAAAGCTTGACCGACCCTTCGTATGCCGGTCAGTTGATGACACTGACTTACCCGCTGGTAGGTAACTATGGTGTGCCTCCCTTTACATTCGAAGCAAACGGACTGCCCACTTTCATGGAAAGCGAGAAAATCCATGCCGAAGCGATTATCGTAAGCGATTACAGTGAAAAATACTCTCACTGGAATGCAGTGGAAAGTCTGGGCGACTGGTTGAAACGCGAACAGATTCCGGGCATCACGGGCATCGACACACGCGAACTGACAAAGGTATTGCGCGAACATGGAGTGATGATGGGAAAAATCGTGTTCGACGATGAACCAAATAACATTCCCGAAGCTACCTATGCAGGTGTGAACTACGTAGACAAGGTTTCTTGCAAGGAAGTGATTCGCTACAACGAAGGCGAAGGCAAGAAAAAAGTTGTGCTGGTAGACTGTGGCGTGAAATCAAACATTATCCGTTGCCTGCTCAAGCGCGACGTGGAAATCATCCGCGTGCCCTGGAACTACGACTTCAACTCTCTGCAGTTCGACGGTCTGTTCATCTCCAACGGTCCGGGCGACCCCGACACTTGTGATGCAGCCGTACAGAACATCCGCAAGGCCATGCAGAACGAAAAACTTCCTATCTTCGGTATCTGTATGGGTAACCAGCTGCTTTCAAAGGCAGGAGGTGCCAAAATCTACAAACTGAAATACGGTCACCGCAGCCATAACCAGCCGGTACGCATGGTAGGCACGGAAAAGTGTTTTATCACCTCACAGAACCACGGTTATGCCGTAGACAACAATACACTGGGAGCCGACTGGGAACCGCTCTTCATCAACATGAACGACGGTTCGAACGAAGGTATCCGTCACAAAAAGAACCCCTGGTTCTCGGCTCAGTTCCATCCGGAAGCTGCCAGCGGTCCTACCGACACGGAATTCCTGTTCGATGAGTTTGTAAAGTTGCTGTAATCCACTAAAAAACAAAGAAGACAATGAAAGAAAACATAAAGAAAGAAAACATAAAGAAAGTATTGCTGTTAGGTTCAGGAGCCCTGAAAATCGGTGAAGCTGGTGAATTCGACTACTCTGGTTCGCAGGCTCTGAAAGCGCTGAAGGAAGAAGGTATCGAAACCATCCTGATTAACCCGAACATCGCCACCGTGCAGACTTCGGAAGGTGTGGCAGACAAAATCTACTTCCTGCCCGTTACTCCATATTTCGTAGAAAAGGTCATCGACAAGGAACGTCCCGACGGCGTGCTGCTGTCATTCGGTGGACAGACTGCCTTGAACTGCGGTGTGGCTCTCTACAAAGCTGGTGTGTTCGAGAAATATAACACCCGCGTACTGGGTACTCCGGTACAGGCCATCATGGATACGGAAGACCGTGAGCTCTTCGTACAGAAACTGGACGAAATCAACGTGAAGACCATCAAGAGTGAGGCGGTAGAAAACATCGAAGATGCCCGCCGTGCAGCGAAGGAACTGGGTTATCCGGTCATCATCCGTGCAGCTTACGCACTGGGAGGTCTGGGTTCAGGTTTCTGCGACAACGAAGAAGAACTGAACGTGCTGGCCGAAAAAGCGTTCTCTTTCTCTCCGCAGGTGCTGGTAGAAAAGAGTCTGAAAGGCTGGAAGGAAGTGGAATACGAAGTAGTGCGCGACCGTTTCGACAACTGTATCACGGTCTGCAACATGGAAAACTTCGACCCGCTGGGTATCCACACCGGTGAGTCTATCGTTATCGCTCCGTCACAGACGCTGACCAACAGCGAATACCACAAACTGCGCGAACTGGCCATCCGTATCATCCGTCACATCGGTATCGTGGGTGAATGTAACGTACAGTACGCGTTCGACCCTGAATCAGAAGACTACCGCGTAATCGAGGTAAATGCCCGTCTGAGCCGTTCTTCTGCACTGGCATCTAAGGCTACAGGTTATCCTCTGGCTTTCGTTGCAGCTAAGTTGGGATTGGGTTACGGACTGTTCGACCTGAAGAACTCGGTAACAAAAACAACTTCTGCCTTCTTCGAGCCGGCACTGGACTACTGCGTATGTAAAATTCCTCGCTGGGACTTGGGTAAGTTCCACGGCGTAGACCGCGAACTGGGCTCCAGCATGAAGTCGGTAGGTGAAGTCATGGCCATCGGACGTACCTTCGAAGAAGCCATCCAGAAAGGTCTTCGTATGATTGGTCAGGGCATGCACGGTTTCGTGGAAAACAAGGAGCTGGTTATCGAAGACATCGACAAAGCACTGCGCGAACCGACCGACAAGCGTATCTTCGTCATCTCAAAGGCTATGCGTGCAGGCTACACAGTAGACCAAATTCACGACCTCACCAAGATTGACAAGTGGTTCCTCGACAAGCTGATGAACATCATGCAGACTTCTAAGGAACTCCACGAGTGGGGCAACAACCATACACAGCTTTCACAGCTTCCGAACGAGCTGCTCTACAAGGCAAAACGTCAGGGATTCTCCGACTTCCAGGTGGCACGTGCCATCGGCTACGAAGGCGATATGGAAGACGGTATCCTGGAAATCCGTAACCACCGTAAGAGTGTAGGCATCGTGCCGGTAGTAAAACAGATTGACACGCTGGCAGCCGAATATCCGGCACAGACCAACTACCTGTACCTGACTTACAGCGGCGTGGCCAACGATGTACACTACCTGGGCGACCACAAGAGTATCGTTGTACTGGGTTCAGGTGCTTACCGTATCGGTTCATCCGTAGAGTTCGACTGGTGCGGCGTACAGGCACTGAACACCATCCGTAAGGAAGGCTACCGCTCAGTAATGATCAACTACAACCCTGAAACCGTATCGACCGACTACGATATGTGCGACCGTCTGTACTTCGACGAACTGACTTTCGAACGTGTGATGGATATCCTCGACCTGGAAAACCCGCACGGAGTCATCGTATCTACTGGCGGACAGATTCCGAACAACCTGGCATTGCGCCTGGACGCACAGAAGGTAAACATCCTGGGAACTTCTGCCAAGAGCATCGACAACGCTGAAGACCGCGACAAGTTCTCGGCTATGCTCGACCGTATCGGCGTAGACCAGCCTGAATGGAGCGCACTGACTTCTATGGAAGATATCAACGCATTTATCGAAAAAGTAGGCTTTCCTGTATTGGTTCGCCCGTCATACGTGCTTTCTGGTGCAGCCATGAACGTATGTTCTAATCAGGAAGAGCTGGAACGCTTCCTGCAGCTGGCCGCTAACGTGTCGAAGAAGCATCCGGTAGTAGTAAGCCAGTTCATCGAACACGCTAAGGAAGTAGAAATGGATGCCGTGGCACAGAACGGTGAAATCGTAGCTTACGCCATCTCTGAGCACATCGAGTTTGCCGGTGTACACTCAGGCGACGCTACCATCCAGTTCCCGCCGCAGAAACTGTACGTAGAAACCGTACGCCGCATCAAGCGTATCTCTCGTCAGATTGCGAAAGAGTTGAACATCTCTGGTCCGTTCAACATCCAGTTCTTGGCTCGTGAAAACGACATCAAGGTAATTGAATGTAACCTGCGTGCCAGCCGTTCGTTCCCGTTCGTCAGCAAGGTACTGAAGATTAACTTTATCGAACTGGCTACCAAAGTCATGTTAGGCTTGCCGGTAGAAAAGCCCGAAAAGAACCTCTTCGATCTCGACTACGTAGGTATCAAGGCCAGCCAGTTCTCGTTCAACCGCTTGCAGAAGGCCGACCCTGTGCTGGGTGTAGACATGGCTTCTACAGGTGAAGTAGGCTGTATCGGCGACGACACTTCATGTGCCGTACTGAAAGCCATGCTGTCTGTAGGCTACCGCATTCCGGAAAAGAACGTCCTAATGTCTACCGGTACACTGAAACAGAAAGTAGATTTGCTTCAGGCAGCACGCGCCCTCAAGGCCAAAGGCTACAACATCTTCGCTACCGGCGGTTCTTCTAAGTTCCTGGCAGAAAACGGAGTGGAAAACACCCGCGTATACTGGCCAAGCGAAGAAGGTCAGCCTCAGGCACTGGAAATGCTACACAAGAAAGAAATCGACATGGTGGTAAACATTCCGCGTGACCTCACTCCTACCGAGTTGGAAAACGGATACAAGATTCGCCGTGCCGCAGTCGACCTGAACATTCCTCTGGTAACCAATGCCCGTCTGGCAAGCGCATTCATCAATGCCTTCTGCTCTATGAGCATTGACGACATCGCTATCAAGAGCTGGGACGAATACAAATAATCCGTACCACTTAAAGATATAGATAAAATTAATCCCCTCCGGAACTATTTGTAATGAATGAGTTCTGGAGGGGATCTTTTATTTATAGAAAACATAAAACAATAAAAAAGCCCACCGATAAAGGACGATGGGCAAGCGCCTAAATGTTTTCACAACGGAATAATCCTTATTGTGATTTGCTTCATTTTAGTTTTACAAAAATAAAAAGAAACAACACAAAAGACAAGTTTTTTTCATAAAAAATTAGTAGTTTTGAGAAAATTGAAAAATACAACTATGAAACATATTTTAGGTTTAGACTTAGGTACCAATAGTATAGGATGGGCAGTTATCAATGCCATAAAAGAAGAAAACACTCAAAAAGAACAACTCATAGGAATCAATACTGCAGGAAGTAGAATAATTCCAATGGATGCCGCCCAATTAGGAGATTTCAATAAAGGAAACACTGTTTCACAAACCGCCAACCGTACACAATTTCGTGGGGTACGCCGATTATATGAGCGCAAGAAGCTCAGAAGAGAAAGATTGCATCGCATCCTACAATTATTAGGATTTCTTCCAAAGCATTATGCCAGCCAATTAGACAGGTATGGAAAGTTTATAGCCAATTCCGAGCCCAAGCTCGCTTGGACAACAAATACGCATGAACCTTCTTACTTTATCTTTCAAAGCTCGTTCCAAGAGATGCTCAATGACTTTTTACAAAACAACAACCAAGTAAAAAAGGTTCCATACGACTGGACTTTGTTTTATTTGCGCAAAAAAGCTTTGACACAAAAAATTGAAAAAGAAGAATTAGCCTGGATTTTATTAAATTTCAACCAGAAAAGAGGATACTACCAGCTACGCGAAGAGGAAACAGAAAAAGCGTCTTCTAAAACACGGCAATATTTTGACAGCCAGATTGTAACAGATATTACTGACACTGGGCAAATTTATAAAGGATTAAAAATATTCACAATAACACTTGAAAACGGAGAGAAAGGAAAATTTTTCAGTAAAAACATGCCTGACTGGAAAGGTCAGAAAAAAGATATTATTGCAATCATAGACCTTGATAAAAACGGGAATGACAAATATGATGAAAATGGAGAGTTAAGCCGTCGTTTCAAAATTCCTACCGAACAAGAATGGGAAGAACAGTGGGAGCTTATTAAAACAAAAACTCAAAAAGATCTTGACACATCTCATAAAACAGTAGGCGCATACATCTATGATACACTATTACAAACTCCTAGCCAAAAGATTCGGGGAAAATTGATTCGCACCATTGAACGCAAGTATTATAAAGACGAATTAAATCAGATATTAAAGAAACAAGAAGAATTTCACCCAGAATTGCGAGACTCCAATTTATTAGAAGCCTGCATCGAAGAACTGTATCCTAATAACGAAGCCCATCGTAATGCTATTGCAAAATATAGCATTTCCCAATTGCTTATTGAAGATATTTTGTTCTATCAACGTCCACTTAAAAGCAAAAAATCGCTCATTAGTAATTGCCCTTACGAAGAATACACATACACCAATAAAGAAACAGGAGAAATATGCACTTCTTCATTAAAGTGCATAGCTAAATCACATCCTCTTTTTCAAGAGTTCCGTCTATGGCAATTTATATCAAACCTGCGAATTTATCAAAAGGAAGGAACCATAAACGGGAAATTTACTACTGATATAGATGTAACAAATCAATTTCTGAAAACCGAAGATGACTACGCCAATTTGTTCGACTGGCTTAATCAGAAAAAAGAAATCAGACAAGACACATTTCTTAAAAAACCAGCATTTGGATTAAAAAAGAATATAGCAAATTATCGCTGGAATTATGTAGAGGACAAGACATATCCTTGTAATGAGACTCACTACAAGATACTGTCATATTGGGAAAAAGCAGGAATAGAGCAATCAGCCTTAACATCAGAAATAGAAGAGAAACTATGGCATATTCTATACTCTATTTCTGACAAGAATGAACTCAGAAAAGCTTTACAGCATTTCGCTGATAAAAACTATTTAAGCGATAAATTTGCAGATACTTTTCAGCAAATTCCTCCTTTCGAGAAAGATTACGGTTCCTATTCTGCCAAAGCTATCAAAAAACTATTGCCACTTATGCGTATAGGAAGATATTGGAAAGCAGAAAATTTCGACAGTACAACTCTTGACCGTATAGAAAAAATATTAACTGGAGAGTTTGAAGAAAACATAAAGAACCGAACCAGAGAAAAAACAATCTATTTGGACAATTTATACTCATTTCAGGGACTTCCAACCTGGCTGGCATGCTATATCGTATATAACCGCCATTCAGAGATAAAGGACGTTACTAAATGGCAACAACCTTCAGACATTGATGCTTTTCTAAACGCATTCAAGCAACATTCTTTACACAATCCTATTGTGGAACAAATCATCATGGAAACCTTACGCACTGTACGAGATATTTGGAAACAGACAGGGCATATTGATGAAATTCATGTCGAATTAGGACGTGAAATGAAGAATCCTGCCGAGAAACGCAGAAAACTCACCCAACAAATACAAGAAAACGAAAACACCAATCTGCGTATCAAGGCACTTCTTACTGAATTTGCCAATCCAGAATTTGGAATTGAGAACGTACGCCCGCACTCTCCAAGCCAGCAAGATTTATTGCGTATATATGAAGAAGAAGTTCTAAACGAAACTAAAGATATACCAGAAGATATTGCTGTTATTTTAAAGAAATTCAATGAAGTTGATACCAAAAAACGCCCGTCTACATCCGATGTCTTACGTTATAAATGCTGGCTGGAACAAAAATATCGTTCTCCTTATACTGGAGCTATGATTCCTTTAGGAAAACTTTTCACCCCTGCATACGAAATTGAACATGTAATTCCTCAATCTCGTTATTTTGATGATTCATTCACAAATAAAGTTATTTGTGAAGCAGAAGTTAATAAGCTAAAAGGCAATATGTTAGGCTATGAATTCATCAAAAACAATCAAGAAAGAATAGTAGAACTAGGATTCGGACAAAACGTTAAAATACAGACGGTTGAAGCTTATGAGCTATTTGTGAAAGAACATTATTCCTACAACCGCACTAAAATGCAAAAGCTATTGATGGAAGATATTCCAGATCAGTTTATTGAACGTCAATTAAACGACAGCCGTTATATTAGTAAGCTAATAAAATCATTATTATCTAATATTGTACGTGATGAAGGAGAAGAAGAAGCTACATCTAAGAATGTTATTGTTTGTACTGGAAGTATCACAGACCGACTAAAAAAAGACTGGGGGTGTAGTGTACTAAATAAGTTGACACAATTTATTTAGTAACATGCGTAAAAATCGAAAGTATTCAAAAGCAGAATGTCTGTCTTATCTGGAAGAATACATGTGTTCTTCTCAGAATCACAGTGAATTTGAACGTGAAAAAGGTCTGAAACGTACCACAATTAGCCGCTGGCTTCGTATCTTTGGGATTGAAGATAAACCAAGTCCCATTATGAGCAAGAAACTAAGTCAGACGGAACAGGAGCTTCATGACCGTATTCATGAGCTCGAGCGGAAAATCAAGTCCCTGGAAGTAGAGTTGAAGCAGTCCAACATGGCCCGTGACGCCTACGACTGCATGATTGACCTTGCGGAAAAGACCTATAACATTCCTGTAAGAAAAAACTCCGGTGCCAAGTAATCCGGGGCCTGTCTCAAGGCGAACGCCGTTATCGCGTGCGTCCGCTTTGCAGATTGCTTGGCATATCAGCACAGGGATACTACAAGCATGACTATGCCTCAAACGAGGCTGACATACTCTCTGCCAGCATTGTATTGTACTGCCTGTACGTCCGCCAGAAGGAACGTCTTCCCAAAGCGGGCTGCCGGGAACTCTACACACTCTGCCGTGAATACTTCAGGGAAAAGTTTACCATAGGACGGGACAGGTTTTACAATGTGCTCCGTTCCAACTCGCTCATGCTCAGGCGGACAAGGTATCGTCCGCGTACTACGGACTCCAGACACGGTTACCGTCTTTACAGGGATCTTGTAAACACTTCTCCCAAGTACACACCTGCGGGCAATGGCCGGCTTGTGGTGGCGGACATCACCTATATCTACACCAGAGAAGGCTTTGCCTATCTCTCACTGGTGACCGATGCCTACAGCAGATACATAGTGGGATATTGCCTTAGCAGGAGTCTGGATGCGGAGGGACCGCTGAAAGCCATGTACATGGCTCTTGAGACCTACCGTGCCTACGGAATCAGTACGGAGGGCATGATACACCACTCTGACCGCGGTGTGCAGTATGCCTCGAAGCAGTACACGGACCTGCTGCTTTCACAAGGCATCAGAATCAGCATGACCCAGACGGGAGACCCGATTCACAATGCCCTGGCCGAGAGGATGAACAACACCCTGAAGAACGGATGGCTCTTCAATGAAGGTGATATGGACTTCAGACAGGCAGAGGAAGCCGTCAGTAAATCCGTAGCGATGTACAACAATGCCAGACCGCACAAGGCACTGGGAATGAAGACCCCTATGGAGATTTTCTCAGGCAGAGGAGGAAACCCTCTTATGGAATATCGGTATAATTGAATGATGTGCTCGTCGGGACGGGTGCTCCCGCCCCTTGCCGCACGGCGCTCCCCGAGCGATGAGTTTTTAGGGAGAAAATATACGGATATTGAGTTTTTGTTGTAGTTTTGCAGAACTGACAACCTTTTTAGGAATATAATGTTTAACCTGTCAACTTTGTCAGGAATTAATCTTCAAACTGACAACTATTTTCAGTACACTTCAAGGGCGTTTTACTTTAAATGCACTTGCGTTTGAAAGCAAACGCTTAGGCGTTTTAGAAGTGCTTACCATGATTCCAAATAATAGAATTTTATTTTACAAATCAGAATTTTATTCTTATCTTTGCCACATGACAATCGAGTGAATCTAATGAGAATATTTACAGAACAAGCTATAAAAGAATATGCAGAAGCGCATCCTGATGCAAAAGTAGCTTTGCAAGAATGGACTACCATAGTTAAAAGAAGCGAATGGACTTGCTTTGCAGACGTAAAAAAGACCTTTAATAGCGTAGATAATATAGGTAATCAACATTATGTATTCAATATCAAAGGCAATAGCTACAGACTGATTGTAGTGATAAAATTCACTATAAAGTTCGTTTATATTCGTTTTATAGGCACTCATGCCGAGTATGATAAGATAGCTGATTGTTCAGTTTTATAATTAAACAGAATCGGCAATTACCGATCAACCAAGAGCCATGACAAAGATAGAAACAAAAGCTCAATACGATTGGGCAGTAAAAAGAGTTGAGGAATTACTTCCACTGGTTACAGATGAAACCCCTCTGGATAATCCTCACAGTATAGAGTTAGAATTACTTTCTAATCTCGTTGCAGATTATTCTGAGGAGCATTTCGCACTGGGAGAACCAACGCTGGTTGATGTCCTCAAACTTCGTATGTATGAGATGGGACTTAATCAGAAATCTTTAGCAAAATTAATCGGAGTCAGTCCTTCACGCTTGAGTGATTATATTTCCGGTAAATGTGAACCGACCTTGAAAGTAGCCCGCGAAATCAGCCAGAAATTGAATATTGACGCCAATATAGTACTGGGTGTTTAATATGAGTATAGAAAACAGAAAAACCGCTTAATTCACCATGGAATAAGCGGTTTTAAGTCGGAGCCGAAAGCGGGACTCGAACCCGCGACTTACTCATTACGAATGATTATCTAAGAATTATATAAAATCACTGTGTATCAGTTATTTATAATTTAATTTAAGCTGAATAAGGATACTCATTAGAACATTTTTTCTACTTGAATGCCTTCCCTATCCTGTCACCGGATACCCAGCCATCGCCGAACTGGCAGTTCTTGATGTCTACAATATAGACTCCTTTTATCTCCAGTCCTTTACCTTGTGCTTCTTCCAGGTATGTACGTGCATAAGCATCAAAGTTTGCTCCAGAATAAGCGTCTACGGCAAGGATGAGAAAGTTCGCGTCGGTCAGTTCGCCTTTGTAGATTCCTATATTGGCATCCACGAGACTTTGGACGTATCTGTCAGCTTTATCCTTCTGTTCCTGGGATGGCCTGTTTCCTCCGCAGCTTGTAAGTGATAAGAATAGTGCAAATAGTAGCGTCTTATTCATGGCTATTCCTCCATTTTCCCATTTCTGAATGCCATAACCCACCAGTCTCCTCCTTTATCTACGGCACCTCTTGATGCAGTACTTTCCGAGTAAAGATTATAAGCGTTTCCGTTTAGGCTATTTTCTGTTGCACTCCACCAATAGTTGTGCTTCCCCAAAGGTGTGTTTATATATGATTGCCCTTGTGCGTAGGCTCTCATTTCATCTAATGACGGCAGATGCCATTCCATGTTATTCTCCGGGTCGTGATTCATTTCGATACAATGTGCGAAAGCAGGATAATTCTTATAAGAATCCTGCCCATTTGTTGTTTTTTCGAGGTCGTATATTGCTTGGGTTATTTCTTTCCCAGACAATCCAGACTCGCATAACGCTTTATGTCTATACATTGCATTAGACACTGCCCACTGAAGACGTTCTGGGCTTATTGGCTTTCTTGCTTGTGAAACACATATACTTCCAATTCTTACATCGTTAATAGATATAAGAATCGTATCAAACCTGTGTCCTACTTCTATATCTTGATTTTCTAAAGCTGTAAATGTAATTTTGTTTCCGTTTAATTTTAATTTTGAAATCCAATAGGAATCATCTTTAACTGTTAATATTGCTCCTTCTTTTTCAATATCCCTTGTCAGCTCTATTTCTTGGTCTGAATTATGGTAATTTAGACTTATATTATCTAATTGTGGTAATGGCTTGATTTGTTCCGTTGTTAAATTACCATCTTCTTTTGAGCACGAAGCAAGACAAATGGTTAAAGCAAATAAAGGTAAAAATGTTTTCTTCATAACATTATTGGATTAGTTTATGTAATTTAATCTCGTTATTTCATTGTGTTCATTCTAATACTCAATTTTACCAAAGCCATAGCTCTCACAGAAGATAACGGAAAATCTTTTGGCTGATGGTTTTGATTGTAACTTACCAGTTTTATCCAGTCTTCACCTTTTTCTGAATGCTGGACGTATTTTACAGTTAAGTATTCATTTCCATCTAGATCTATTGACACAAGGTACATTTCTCCAAAGAAAATATGACTCATTTCTAAAGGTACCTCCTTATATGCTACGATGTCACCAGATTTAAGTAATGGATACATGGAATCCCCTTTGACATAAACAGCTCCATCGCATTTAGGGATATTTGGAATATTGATTTGTCCAAGGATATTCTGGTCTTTGTTATCGAAGAGGGATTTCAAGTTTGCAGCAGCTTCAACATCATAAAGGGTTATCAATCCGTCTTCCTCTGTTTTTTCTAGGCTTTTAGGGTGAAATATTTGTGTAACTTCAGGTTGTTGACGCAATGGAGTTCCGCGACCAGTTAAAATATAATCTGGATTAATATCCTCCCTTGCAGAACACACAGCAGATAATAAATCAGATGGAAGAGTTTTTTCTTTTCCACCTTTAGTCTTTCCTTCCTTTAATTGTGAAAGTTTAGATTGAGCAGATTTAACTCCGTATTTCTTTTCAATTTCGTATGAAGAAATTCCTGCCTTCTCAATACTCTCAAAAAATCTTTCAATAATTCCCATAATTTTAAAGCTTACATTTGATACTTTAAAATTATAAAGTATCTTTGTAGTGTAACAAGTACGAGATGTTACGGAACAATTGGTTAAACATTCCTCCGAGGAGGTTTAATATATGCACCCATGATAGCTCGTACCTATTGTGGGTGTTTTGATAAGCTATTGTAGAGCCTCCATTCTCTTGTTGAATAAGGTTGAAATGATATTCTAAATAAAAAACGATATGAAAACATTCCACATTATATTATGTATAGCTGATTTAATCTCATTTATCGGTTTATTGATAGCTTCAGAGGTCTGGGTAAACATCTTTTTTGTGCTTTTTATATTCACTATGATTATGCTCATTGCATTGGGAATTATTCTACTGTCTATACCATACGATGAAGACGGTTTCGATTATTCGGATACACTCACAAGCCATCATCCTTTTGTACAGTGGCTGCGAAGGCATCACGGAGTAGATTAAACCTTGGTTTCCATATCGTCAAGTATGCTCATAACCTCCTTTTTCTCTTTTATATCAGTAAGTAGTATAATTCTTTTGTATTCAAATACATCGTCTTTAGACAATTTCACAGGATAGTCTTTGTGTATAATCTTGATTTTCATTATAATTTCATCCATTTTGTCCTTGTCAATATTTGTTTTTGTTAAGCACTCCATACTCTTAAATAGATAATATAACGCAGCTTCGCTATGAGTCTTTCTCTGCTCGTTTACTCCCTGAAAAAAGAATGTGAGGTACATGCTGTGGTATAGAACATTATTCGAATTTTCCTCAATATCTTTTCTGATTGATTTTTTGATTTCCTTTTTCAATATAAAAGCATTGTAAATCTGGATTGCCATATAAATTGTGACAACCAAAGTTAATACTGCTATAGATAAACTTGCTCCATCGCTACTATAAGGCTTTATATCCATTTTGCAAAGCCATAAGGTTGTAACGCTTATTGCTATTGAGGCTATGCCTAATCCTAACGCCCAATTATCTTTCTTCATATAATAATGTATTAAGAAACTTGATGGTTAAATAATGTTATGTACTTTATAATTCTAAAGCTATTTATTTGATACTTTAGGATTATAAAGTATATTTGCATATCGAAACTTTGATACGAAACAAATATAGTAAAAAACAACTAACCCCACACGATTATGAGTACAAAAATCAAGAACCAATTAAAAGAAGTTATGCTGATGGCTTGGACTTTCGTAAAGAGAAACGGTTTCTCTATGAGTGAAGCAATGAAATGCGCTTGGGCAAATATGAAGCTGAAAGCTGCAATGAAGCAAAGAATCGTAAAGTTCTACTTCAAAAAGGTAGATGGTTCTGTTCGTGAAGCCTACGGCACGCTGAAAGAAAATCTGATACCAGCCACCAGTGGTGACAACAGAAAAAAGAACGATACAGTAGCAATCTACTTTGATACCGAAAAGCAGTCTTGGCGTTCTTTTAAAAAAGCTAACCTTTTAAATATCGCATGACTATGAAACGCCACGAAATCGAAGAAGAACTTGACGGGCTGTACAAAGACCTGAATTTCGCCTACAACGCAGATGAAGAAACTTTATGCAGGGCTTTCAATGCTGACAGCAAGCAAGAATACATCAAAGCACTTACTGAAGAGGTGGACAAATACGAAGCCCTTCTTGAAGAATACAACCTGCCTGAAGATGATGGCATGGACTACATCAACCTTCAGTTATCACAAGGCATGGCAGTGACGCACTGGTAACTCACCTACCCTGCTGACGGACTGAACGGCAACCGATAGCGAGAATCGGGCAGGGTTCTACTTGATTGGTTCTTTGACATGATGGAAATTTAGGCTTACCGTTAAGCCTGACGTGAAACGGACGACTGAGTAGCGATAACGGCTGTGTGAAAAGAGTATGAGTAAAGGGCTGCACTAAGCAAACGCAGCATACGAATCACACAGATAACAAAAAGACACTTATACGATTGCAGGTGGCCGTAGGCCGGCTACAAAGACAATCTTCACTGATTAGACGCCAGCAAGAACTATATATACCCGTGGCTTACCAGACCTTTGATAAGCAGTAAGGCAACCACCGGAACGCCCACGGGAACGATATTTAATACACACGGTTATGAAAATACTACTTTTTCTCTGTGCATTGTCCGTTCTGGTAATGCACTTCAATCAAGACCTGTCTGCTATGTACTGGATAGGATTTGTCGGGTTTATAATCACTGGTTTTTCAATCGCAAACAGACTGGACAATGAACGAGCTGCAAGAAACAATAAAAAGCATCTGTGATGAATTTGCGGACATCAGTGCCATTCTGACGGCACGCTCAAGGGAACTGGACAGACGGGAGCTGTTCGATAAGGAGATAGAAACCGAAATCAAGAACATTAAAAAGAATAGACATGAAAACAAATGAGGAATTACAGGGTATGACGCATGATGAACTCGTGGCATACACACAGAATCTGCAACGCGAATCCGAAGAATACAGAAAATCAATGCTGTATTACATGGAAGAAGAGAAAAAGATTGAATCGAAGTTTGAGAGTTTCAAGAACATGGTCAAATCGCTGGTTGTACTAGTCGATTAGTTTTTATGGGTTATAGAAAATAGGTAGATGCCGGGCTATGAAAGTCCGGCATTTTCATTGGCAGATAGTTCAGGCGGTAGAATACCATGTAAGGGTTAGCATGGAAGTCACGGGTTCGAGTCCCGTTCTGCCAGCAAACAATCAAATACTTAAACTATGGTTAGAGAAATTACAGTAGACGAAAACTACCAGACAGTACGTCTTTTTGACGAAATGAAGAAAGGGGACATCTACAAGGTTCCCTATGACAAGAAACGGCATACCGGAATCAAACTGGAAGCATCACGCCGCAATCGTGACCTCCGCTTGATCGGGACACTTAAAAACAAAATGGACGTGAAATACCGGGTATCAGCAACAGAGTATCCGGGTTTCTCGGCAATTATCTGCTTAAAATAAAATGCTTATGATAAACGAGGATGTATTGAAAATCGTCTTAAACAACAAGTCCTTCGGGAAATACGAAGCAGCTTCGATAGTAGGCGGTCTCAAAAGGCTGAAAGAATTGTGCGAATCCGGAAGGATAAGATACAAGACCAAAGAAGGCGTGCCACACAGCAGATGGGCTTGTAATGCCTGGGACGTGATAAAACATGCAAAATTGATGTATTAATATATTACTTTAAAACTATTGCGTTATGAGTTTGATTAAGAAATCCAATGAATTAGTAATTCCTTCCACCGTTAAGATGATGATTTACGGTCAGGCAGGTATGGGTAAGACAACAGTAGCATTGAGCGCACCGAAACCGTTGCTGCTCGACTTTGACAATGGCGTGAAACGTGTAAATATGGCACATCTGGACGGTATAGACATCGTACAGGTAAGTTCATGGCAGGATGTACAACAGGTGTTGCAGGAAGACCTTTCGGCCTATCAGACAATAGTTGTGGACACCATCGGAAAGATGATGGATTTCATCATTTCTTACAAATGCGGTACACGACAGCCGCAAATCAAGGATTGGGGAGGTATCAACGCTGAGTTCTCATGGATGACACGAACCCTTTCATCACTTAACAAGAACGTAGTGTTTGTGGCCCACCGTGACACTCGGAAAGAAGGTGACGACACCGTGTTCATACCTGCTTTAAGAGAAAAATCGTACAACTCTATTGTTACGGAACTTGATTTGCTGGGCTATCTGGAAATGCGCAATGAGAACGGTGTGCAGAAGCGTACAATCACATTTGACCCCACATCAAGAAATGACGGGAAAAACACCTGCAATTTGCCGGGACTAATGCAAGTGCCTACAATTCTTGACAAGAATGGAAATCCCACAGCCAAGAATGACTTTATCACTGCAAAGGTAATCATGCCCTACCTGAGCATGTTGCAGGTAAAGAAAGAAGAAGCTGCAAAGTATGATAAGGTCATAGCTGAAATCAAAGAGAACATCGAACTTATTACTGATGCCAGTTCTGCAAATGAGTTTGCGTCAAGAATTAATGAGTTTGAGCATGTAGGCAGTTCCTTGAATATGGCCAGAAATCTGTTTTCAGCAAAAGTAAAAGCTCTCGGGCTGGTATTCGATAAAGAGACAAAGACTTATGCAGACAAAGCAGCCTAAATTCAAGTTCTATGCTACACTTTTGGATGCCTTTACAAGCTATCTGAAAAGTGATGCCATCTGGGAAAGGTATTGGGGATTCAGTGAGAATCCCCCACATACCCCCGAAGAGTTCAGACAGCAGCAGTTTCAGAGCCTGATTGACACTATAAACCGTGTCCCGTTCGATAGTGAAGCGGCCGACAAGGGAACGGCTTTCAATGAGGTAGTCGACTGTATGGTTGAAAACAGGAAATCAGACAAGGTACAGGTGGAAAGACTATTGTCAGACATGCAGGATGGCAAACAGACATTGGTCGGGCTGAGAGCCACCTATAAATACCGTCAGTTCGATTTCCCTATCTCAATCTGCCGTGAGTTTGCAGACTATTACAAAGGGGCCTTGACCCAGCAACGGGTTAAAGCAGTTTTGCCAACATGCTTCGGAGGAGTTCTTCTATATGGTTATATAGATGAACTGATGCCGATGTCAGTACATGACATAAAAACTACCGGAAGTTACTATGTAGGTAAGTTCAAAGACCACTGGCAGCACATGGTTTATCCATACTGTCTGATGCAGAACGGAAGTGATGTAAGGTCATTTGAGTATAATGTTACGGACTTCAAATCAACCTATACTGAAAGCTACACTTTCGTACCGGCACGGGATATACCTATCCTTATAAATCATTGTGAGGACTTTATCCGGTTCTTGAATGACAACAGAGATTTGATAACCGATAAGAAAATTTTTGCAGAAGATGCCTAATCAAATAACTGGACGGCTGGTCTATATTGGCCAGCCCCAAGAAATCCCATCCAAAAGCGGTGGCAACCCGTTTGTGAAACGTGAATTTATTCTTGATGCCACAACCTATGACCCCTATACAGGTGAACGAAGCCAGTACGAGAACGTCCTGCCACTTGAAGTAAGTGGTGACAAATGTGCCGAACTTGACCAGTTCAGAACCGGTGATGTAATAACGGTTTCCTTTGCCCTGCAAGGTCGGGAATGGACAAATCAGGACGGACAACTAAAACGCATGGTGTCCATCCGCTGCTATAAACTGGAAGGCCGTCAGCCAATGCACCAGCCAGCACCCATGCCAGCACAGCAACCGGCACCGTCACAAACGCCACCCATGGCACAGGCATTTCCACCTGATGTAGATGCGAACGGAAATCCCAAAGACGACTTACCGTTCTAGCCTATGAGCATATTCAATCTGAAGAATGAATACGATATACCCAAGTTCAAGGCTTATGTAAACAAACTGTTCCAGGAGCATGCAGTTGTGGAAGTGAGAAAGAAGCTTCCTAACCGCACGCTATCCCAGAACAGCTATTTGCATCTGCTTTTAGGGTATTTCGGTAGTGAGTACGGTTGCAGCCTTGACGAAGCAAAGATAGACTTCTATAAAAGGATTTGCAACCGTGATTTGTTTGAGAGAAAGACGGTCAACAAGAAAGGAAAGGAAGTAACCTATCTGCGAAGTTCTGCAGAACTGACAACAGGTGAAATGACTTTGAGCATTGACCGTTTTCGTAACTGGAGTGCATCTGTGGCCGGCATCTATCTGCCTTCGGCCAACGAACAGCAGATGCTAATTTTTGCACAACAAGAAATCGAACGTAATAAAGAGTTTATTTGACTATGGACAAATTTTTAGGACAAGACATCCCTGAACAGGAGCGATGGCAGTTCCTTCAGGACAACGCCGATGCGGTAGAGAAAATCGGATATACTCACCGATTCACCCCTGAAGAACTGGCTCAGAAGAAAGAGACTTTGGCCGAGGTATCAATCACCATCAACGATGTCGAGATGGAGAAGAAAGAGGCTATGGAGAGTTTCAAAGAACGCCTAAAGCCTTTGAATGAAGAAAAACAGGAACTTTTGGACCACATCAAAAGAGGTTCGGAGTTCGTCGAGAATGAAGAATGTGCAAAATTCCTATACCATAAAGAAAAGATGGTAGGATTCTACAACAAGTTAGGTGAACTGGTTTATAGCCGCCCAATCATGCCACAAGAAATGCAGAAGACAGTATTTAGTATTAACCGTAAAACTGGAACAGAATCATGAGTGAAAACAAAATCAATTTGGTAGTACCGAAAGAGTACAATGGTACCCCCATCGAAGTAGTATTGAGAGAAGGTAAAGCATCCGTAGCCCTTGACCCGAAAGAACCGGAGAGAGTAGTTATCAATGGAACGATAGAAGCACCCTTCAGATGGCTGGAAAAGCGTGTCGAACTGATTAATCAGAAATCGGCCAATATCATTGTGAACCGTGATAAGATGTGTCTGGCTTTGACTATTGATGAAACCAATTATTACCAGACAGTAATTAGTGGAGTTTTACAGGCTTCAAAGGAAATGCAGGAGTTCGGTATCAATGCGGAAAGGAAATGGGAACCTATCAAATTGTCCCAGTTCTTCAAGATGCACCGTGCCTTCTTCAAGGATAAGTCTGAGAACATGATGCTGGTTTCCACTTTGAAGAACTTCAAGGCGAAAGTGAATCAGGATATAGAACGTAGCAAAGAGGAAAACGGGAACAAGACGGATAACTATTCTCAAGTGGTTGATTCCAATCTGCCAAAATCGTTCAAACTGAATATCCCTCTTTTCAAAGGTTTTGCCTGTGAAGAAATCGAAGTTGAAATCTACGCCGATGTGGATGGGCGGGAAGTTTCCCTTTCTTTGGTTTCTGCCGGTGCGAATGAGGCCATTGAAGAATACAAGAATAAGGTGATTGACGAACAAATTGAAGCAATCAAAGGTGTTGCACCTGACATCGTAATCATCGAAGTATAATTGACAGCCCGGAAAGACGGGCATCTGGTACCGTGGCGGAACTGGTAGACGCGTCTCAAAATGAGATGGCATAAGGTTGAGAGTGGCCATGTTAAAGCCTTTGTAAGTCCTTGCAGGTTCGAATCCTGCCGGTATCACAAACTAAAATTATGTATTATGCCGTATTACATCAAGAAACCTAAAAAGAAGAAAGAAAAGCCTTTGCCGTTATTTGACAAGGCAGGTATCAAGATTAAGAAGAAGCCGGATTTAGTGGCCAAACTCGACAAAGTTTTCAGCCGCTATATCCGGCTTCGTGATTGTATGCCGAACGGGTATTTCCGCTGTATCTCATGCGGCCAGATAAAGCCATACGAACAGGCAGATTGCGGACACTTCCATTCGCGCCGCCACATGGCCACACGCTTTGACGAGGATAACGCCCATGCCGAGTGCCGGGCGTGCAACCGATTCAGTGCCGACCATCTGATACAATATGAAAAGAACCTGAAAGCTAAAATCGGCCAGCTACGATTCGACAAGCTGGCATGGAGAGCAAGCCAGGCGAAGAAATGGACTGATTTTGAATTAATAGAACTCACCAAGTATTACAAGGCTTTGGGAGACAAACTGAGTAAGGAGAAAGGATTATGAGTTATGTTTTACGGGATTACCAGCAGAAGGCCAGTAATGCAGCGGTCAGCTTCTTTGCTAACAGGGCCAAGAAGAACAATGCCATCATGGTACTGCCTACCGGAGCCGGCAAGAGTCTTGTGATAGCCGACATCGCCAGCCGCCTTGAAGGGCACACGCTGGTATTCCAGCCAAGTAAGGAGATACTCGAACAGAACTATCTGAAGCTCTGTTCGTATGGTGTTCTGGATTGTTCCATCTACTCTGCCTCATTCGGACGAAAGGAGATTTCAAGAATAACTTTCGCCACTATCGGAAGCGTAGTCAACCATCCGGAACTCTTCCAGCATTTTCAGAATATCATCATCGACGAGTGCCATCTGGTTAACCCGAAAGACGGAATGTACAAGAGATTTCTTTCGATGCTGAAATGTAAAGTCCTTGGATTGACGGCTACGCCTTACCGGCTTTCATCAAGCAGGGATTTCGGTAGCATGTTGAAGTTCATCACACGTACACGCCCGTGCGTGTTCTCTGAGGTAATCTATCAGGTTCAAATCTCTACTTTATTGGATATGGGGTATCTTTCAAAGCTGAACTATTATCCGATGAATCCTTTGGGATGGAACGAACTTAATCTGAAGGTGAACACTACCGGAGCCGACTACACGGACAAGTCTGTAGTAAAAGAGTATGAGCGTATCGACTTCTACGGGTTTCTGGTAAGTATCGTCCAAAGGCTTATGAATCCCAAGAGCGGTGTAAAACGAAAAGGTATATTGGTTTTCACTCGTTTCTTGAAAGAAGCAGAACGTCTTACCTGGTCCATTCCCGGAACAGCCATCGTTTCAGGAGAAACACCGAAAAAAGAACGCGAACATATCCTTGAAGCGTTCAAGGCTGGAGAAATTCCGGTGGTGGCCAACGTAGGTGTACTTACTACCGGATTTGACTATCCTGAACTGGATACGATTGTCATGGCCCGTCCAACAATGTCGCTGGCTCTTTGGTATCAGATAGTCGGCCGTGCCATCCGTCCGCATCCTAACAAGGAATCCGGCTGGATCGTTGACCTTTGCGGGAATCTGAAACGATTTGGCGAAGTCAAGGATTTACGTCTGGTGGATAGCGGAAACGGTAAATGGGCCGTGTACTCCAATAGCAGACAGTTGACTAACGTAAGATTCTAAGATTATGGAAGGATATATCAAACTAAGCCGCAAGTTCTTCTCGAATGATATGTGGAATGAAGCCCGGACTTTTAGCAGTTGCGAAGCGTGGCTTGACTTGATTCAGTCAGCACGATTTGAGGCAACGCCCCGTATGGAGAGTATCGGAGGTCGAGAAGTCTCTTATACAAGAGGACAATATCCTGCATCCATAAGATTCTTATCAAAGCGTTGGAAATGGTCTGAGAGGAAAGTACGGACATTTCTTGCCTTTCTGAGAAGAGAGAACATGATAACTCTTTCCAAGGAACAAGGAATGAATGTAATAACCCTGGTAAAGTACAATGAGTATAATGGCTCAGAGTCTGACACAGTAAGTGACACAAGCAATGACACAATGAGTGACACAAATATCATTCAGGAAATCAATAATTTACGGATACAAGTGACACAGCTAATGACACAAGTGTCGACACAGCAGGTGACACACCATGCAAAAGAGCCAGAAAAGCGACACACGGGTGACACAAAGCAAATAAAGGAGAAGAATATTATTAAAGAAACTACTACTAACGTAGTAGCAAAGAAAGACGCGGCTAAAGCCGCTACTCTCTCCCGGAAAGAATCCTTCTACCAGTCGTTAGTCCCTTATGTAGGCCAGTACCCGAAAGAAATGATTCGGGCTTTCTTCGATTACTGGAGCGAGCTTAACAAGTCAGAAACCAAGATGCGCTATGAACTGGAAAAGACCTGGGAGCTTCCAAGACGGCTGGCGACCTGGGCCAGTCGTGAGAAAGTGCCTTCAAAAACAGATGTAGGCATAGTTCTGAAGGATAATTCACCGGAAAAATACAAGAAAGGCTGGTAAACATGGAACAGATAAATTTTCAACAGACAATCGAACGGCTCAAAGATACGGGCTTCTCTCCTATTCCTAACGTCGTACAGGTAACCGTTCCGGATGCCAAAAAAGTTCTCTGGGCCGGTATCAGGTACTTCACTGAAGAAAATGCCAGATGGCTTCCTGAGTACGAAGAAGTGGCAGGCTGGCTGGCCGGCAATGAAGGTCGCGGACTTCTGTGTTTCGGCAACTGCGGACGCGGAAAGACCCTTATTTGCGGAAAGATTCTCCCTTTGGTTCTTAACCATTACTGCCGCAAGGTGGTAAGCTGCTACGATGCACAGCAGATGAACGCTGATTTGGACGCTGTGAAGCAAAAACACATCATCTACGTTGACGATATAGGAACAGAGAATCTTAGCGTCAAATACGGCGAAAAAAGGCTTGCATTCGCTGAGCTGGCAGACGAAGCCGAGAAGAAAGGAAAGCTTCTTATCCTGACCACCAATCTCACGATAGACGAGCTGAGAGAGAAATATGGGGAAAGAACCATTGACCGGCTGAGGGCGATAACGAAAACCGTCCTCTTCAGCGGTGAAAGTCTGAGAAAATGATATGAAAATCACAATCAACTGGGTAACTCGTGACTGGAACCTGATCAGGAGGTTACGTGAGAAATACCGTCTCCCACAATACATGAACGTGAACGGACTCACAGAAGCAGAGGTTGACGAGGAGACATTAAGCAATCTCCGCAAGGGTGAGCCAAAGTATTTAATCATCAGAAAAGTAGAGAAATGACAAGACAAGAATCAGAAAGAAAGCTCAATGAGCTGAGAAAGAAGTATATAGCTTTGATTTCATCCATGAACTTTGCCAAAGCACAGAAAATCAAGAACAAGATTGACTCCCTTGAAAGAGAGCTGGAACCGCATTCTTTGGGAGAACTTCTTCAGGACTATACCCCGGAGTTCAAGGTAGAAATGCTTCGCAAGATGCACAAGCTGTTCATCTACTCCGATTTGCTTGAAGGTGCGGCACTGGAGTTCCAGTCAGAACTTGAATCAAACGGAATAGATGCTCAGGTAAAGCGCGTACTTAAAGAACTGAGAAGCATAGTACGAATACCGGATGATGAGAAAAACACTTCACTGTCTGACAACTTTGCCGGGATGTGTGATGAAGCCGGACTTGTAGTGAGTAACATAATCAACAAATATCTTGCAAAATGATAACGGAAAATGACCCAATGCTTCCACGTAAAGTGGATTTGGAGAAGAACCCTTCTGGAACCGAACTGAAAATCGCCCAGCATCGGGAATTGGAGAAACATGGAAAGTATGTAGCTATCCCAGGCGACAAGACACGGACGCGAATTTTCGTCCGCAACGGTGAGGATGCGGAAAAGAAGATAGCTGCTTACTTGGAGAGAATCAACAATCGACCTCAAAGATGGAACTGATATGATAAAGTTACTCTATATAGACCTTTTCTGCGGTGCCGGGGGAACCAGTACCGGAGTAGAAAACGCACGCTACGCAGACGAACAATGCGCGAAAGTTGTCGCTTGTGTGAACCACGACGCAAACGCTATCGCCAGTCATGCAGCCAATCACCCGGATGCACTCCACTTCACGGAGGACATCAGAACTTTGGAACTGTCTCCTTTGGTGGCCCATGTAGAACGAATGAAGAAGATTTATCCGGATGCACTGGTTGTATTATGGGCCAGCCTTGAATGTACGAATTTCAGTAAGGCCAAAGGTGGGCAGCCACGGGATGCCGACAGCAGGACGCTGGCTGAGCATCTTTTCCGATATATCGAGGCTATTGATCCAGACTACATCCAGATAGAGAACGTTGAGGAGTTCATGTCATGGGGCGATATGGATGAAAAAGGGCACCCCATCAGCAAGGACAAAGGACGATGCTATGAGAAGTGGAAACGCAACGTCAGGAAATATGGTTACGATTTTGACTGGCGCATTCTTAACGCTGCCGATTATGGGGCATACACCACTCGCAAGCGGTTCTTCGGTATTTTCGCCAAGCGTGGCCTTCCGATTGTATTTCCAGAACCTACTCACTGTAAGTATGGAAAAAACGATATGTTCGGACGATTGGAAAAGTGGAAGCCGGTCAAGGAAGTGCTGGACTTCTCAGACGAAGGAGATAGTATATTCTGCAGGAAGAAGCCGCTGGCCGAGAAAACTCTTGAACGCATCTATGCCGGACTGATTAAGTTCGTGGCTGGAGGTAAAGAGGCTTTTATTGTAAAGTATAACTCTATGAGTCGGACGGGGAAATACCAGGCACCGAGCGTTGACGAACCATGCCCGGTTGTGGCAACACAAGGACGGCTTGCATTGGCAAAGGTAAACTTCCTCTCCAAGCAATTCAGCGGCCAGCCGGATAGCAAGAACATATCTGTGGAAAGCCCTGCCGGAACTATCACCTGTAAAGACCACCACGCTTTCGTCTCAGCCTATTACGGGAATGGTCATAACCATTCTGTAGAACTTCCAGCCCCTACGGTAACAACAAAAGATAGGTTGGCATTGGTAAATTCTGTTTTCATAGACAACCAATACGGTACCGGAAAACCGACATCCATTGAGCAACCGGTTGGTACAGTAACCACGGTTCCTAAGTTCAATGTGGTAAGCTGCAAACCGTGGATAATGAACACAGCTTTCTCAAATGTAGGAAGCAGTATAGAACAGCCGTCACAAACAATCACGGCCAACCGTAAATGGCATTACCTTATGAATCCGCAGTTTGCCAGTGCCGGAGGTTCTGTGAACAACCCTTGTTTCACATTGATAGCACGGATGGATAAAATGCCGCCTTATCTTGTAGAAGTTGAAGGAGGTATCGGTATACAGGTCACACCCGTGGACAGTCCGATGACAATCAAGATAAAGGAGTTTATGGTTCTTTATGGTATCATTGACATCAAGATGCGTATGCTTCGGATAGCAGAACTGAAAAAGATAATGGGTTTTCCTGAAGACTATGTATTGATTGGTCCCCAGTCAGACCAGAAGAAGTTTATCGGTAATGCCGTTGAGGTGAATATGGCCCGTGTGCTTTGTGAGGCTATCTGTAAGGAGATTATCAGAAAACGAAAGGTTGCATAAAATGGTTAGTGAAGTACATAACATGGACTGCATGGAATACATGCGGAACATACCAGATAAGTTCTTTGAGCTAGCAGTGATCGACCCTCCATACGGAATAAATGCCCCGAACATGTCAATGGGTAGCAACATGAACCGTAGACATGGAGGATACAATGGTGAAAGTATAGCTCAAAGGCTGAAAAGGAAACGCTTTAATCAAGGAGCTGGAAAACTTAAAAACCGGGCATTGAATACTATGCAATGCGATTGGGATTGTCATCCTCCCTCAAAAGAGTATTTCGAAGAACTATTCAAAATAAGCCGTAATCAAGTGATATGGGGAGGCAACTATTTTTCTCTACCACCTACACGCGGGATATTGTGTTGGGATAAAATGCAGCCTTGGAAGAATTTTTCCCAGTTTGAACTTGCTTGGACTTCTTTTGATTGTCCGGCATCTATCATTCATCTTTCAAGTCGCGGAGGTAACAATAAAGAATCAAAAATCCATCCTACCCAGAAACCTATCAAACTTTATCAATGGATTCTTGAAAAATTTGCTAAACCTGGTGACAAAATACTGGACACGCACCTCGGCAGTGGAAGTTCCAGAATCGCAGCTTATCGGATGGGGTTCGATTTTTATGGAACCGAGATAGATAAGGAATATTTTGATGAACAAGAGAAAAGGTTTCGGAAAGAATGCCTTGGAGAGATTAAAACACCTGAAGGAATTATTGTACAACAGAAGCTATTTTAATCCATGGGAAAGCAAGAAAGTATGGGCAATTGGTTCCTGATGACTAAGGATTTGGCCAAAGCTGAAAAGGAGCTGAAAATCGAGAATTGGGTGCAAATCAGCATCTGCTACGGTCACGGCCATCAATCTGTCACCCTATACACCTACGACCTTCCTCGTGAAGTGTACGAAAGAAGGATGTGGGTAATCAGATGGAGGGTGGCCAGACTGCAATGCCAGTATCCTAGAAATGATGTGTACACTTCTTTTTACTACTACGACAAGCGTTCAGGAGAGTCGCTTGAGGTGAGTTCCTGCCTATCTAAACTGATTTCGGCCAAAGCCCAGATAACGAAAGCAGAACGCAGGATGAATGAATACATAGAACACAACCATCAGAACAATCTGTTCTTTGATGAGAGCACGGATGAGGAGCTGGTTAAGTTTAGAGAGAAACTGGAGCGCAAGAAACTCGAGTGTGCAGAGTGTGAGAAACGGTTAGAATTACTAGTTGAAAGAAGGAGGAGTAATCAATGAAAGAAACTCAACTATCCTTAAACTTGGATTATGGAATTAGTAAAGAACAGGCTTGCATCCTTTGCCATCTTTCATCCGAATGTGAAGGGTGCTGTGTGAAATGCAAGGCGGAAGGAAAGGACGGAACTTGTTACGGACAAATCTGCTCGATACCATCAAGAGACCATGACGGACAAAGGTGGAACGCATGGATGCACATTGTTTCTACCTCGCTTCCGGAACTCAAACGATTTATACCAGTGAAATACAGAAAACATTTAAAAACAAAAAAGTGATATGGCAAACATTGTAAAATTGACCGGATGCAAGGAGGTTTCGCATGATATATATGCTTACTTCACTTGTGATGCTGAAAAAGCCTTGAAGGCTTTGGAACTTGAGATACCGTGTACTGGAGCAAATAGCACTGGAGCATACAACATTTACTTTAATGATGTGGGAGAAATTATCTGTGAGTACATGACGTTCTGCGTTACACGTGAGTTTAAAAAGGTTTCATCCATACAGGATGCTGTTGAATGGATGGATAAGAAAATGAATGGAAATGAGTAAAACGAAATTGTATTACCTGTTCCTGGCAGTCATGTGGTGGCTGCTGGGATAGGTGGAAAGGAAAAACTATGAAAAGAGAAGATATTGAAAAAGCAGCTGGAGATTACTCCGGAAGCATATTGGGATTCACTGACAATAAATCTGTGATGGAAAAACACAAGGCTTTTGTGGCCGGTGCAAAATGGAGAATTAATAGCGTTTGGCATGGAGTAAAAGAAGAGCCTAAATATGACGAATATTTCCTTTATGAAAACGCTGTACATGCTTATCATGTCGATGGTATATACCCTTCCGAAGATGAACCTTTTGTATGGAATGATTATGTTAAAGATTGGGGACTTATAAGATGGGCATATATGAAAGATTTAATACCAAATAAGGAGGATTGATTATGAACAGAGAAATAAAATTCAGAGGGAAATCAAAAAAGACAAGAAAATGGCTGTATGGTTATTTAGGTGAATCCAAATTCAGCATTCTTGATTATGTCTATACAGACAAAGTTATTTTTGATAATGTTCTGTCATTTAATACTGATAACAGTGCCTATGTAGTCAAAGATTTGTCCGTAGAAGAAGATACCATCGGTCAGTTTACTGGATTGCATGATAAAAATGGAACAGATATTTATGAGGGTGATATAGTTCTTCAGCAAGGATACCATGGGAATAAACAGCCTATGGTTGTAAAGTTTGAGTGTGGAGCATTCATCGTAGGTTATCACAAAGGAAGTTCGACCAAGACTACCCCTATGTTGCTCAATAGTAAGTGTGAGGTAATTGGAAACTTATTCGATAACCCAGAATTATTAGAGGATAAGAAATGAAAGCAATATCCATCAAACAGCCGTGGGCGAGCCTAATCGCTCACGGTATAAAAGACATCGAAAACCGGACATGGAAGTGTCCTCAGAAGTACATCGGACAAAGGGTACTGATACATGTTTCAAAAACTACAGATGAGAACGGGTGGGAAGCATTAACGAGAGAACAGCTTTTTAAAGTAATTCCATATGAAAAAAAACTTTTCGGAAATAAAAAAGAGCTTCCACATGGTGATATTATTGGCAGCGTGGTGATAGCTGACTGCGTACAGAACCATCCTTCAGTCTGGGCAGAGAAAGATTGCTGGAACTGGGTGCTGAAAGATGCGGTACTGTTTGATAAGCCTGTTCTGAATGTGAAAGGTAAATTGGGATTTTGGAATTATAATTTGGAGGATTAAGCGATGAAAACATTTACGATAAGTGTTCCGACAAAAAAAAGAAGAAATAAAGAATTATTTTATGCAGTTGTTTGGCTGGATGACGCATCCTGGTAGGATGAAAAGGAATAAATCACTATTTGATAAATTGTATAATGAAATATGTGATGAATTAAATTCAGGATACTGGAGAAACGATATTTCAAAAGAAATGAGAGACCGTCTTACGTCGTATCCATACGGAAAGATTGCAGAGATGATTATTGAAAAGAAAAGGAAGCTGCTATGAACTTAAACGAATTAAGAGACAAAGCCTACCAGTGTGCAGTTGCCCACGGATGGCATGAAGAAAACCTGAGTGATGAACATTTCCTCTGTCTGGTCATATCCGAACTGATGGAAGCGGTGGAAGCTGACCGGAAAGGGAAACATGCTGATACCAAAAAGTTCAATCAGGAATTGGATTACTACATACATGAGATGAAGTTGTATGGAAAAAACTATGATGAAGCCTATCGTGATACGTTTGAATATTATCTTAAAGATAGTATTGAATTTGAGCTTGCTGACGCCTGCATCCGTTTGCTGGATTTGGCCGGACTGAGAGGATATGATTTGGATAGCTTCGACTACGAAGGAAGCGATACGGAAGACTATTCCGATATGAGCTTCACGGAGGCCATGTTTAGAATCTGTGTCTATGTCACCGACAACTTCTACCGGAATGAACCATTTATCCTCCTGAATGAGATATTCGCTTTCTGCCGGGACAGAAATATCGAAATCTTCTGGTACATCAAGCAGAAAATGAAGTACAATGAACTACGCCCGTATAAGCACGGGGATAAAAGCTACTGACCATGAAACACGCATTCTACGCCTTAATCATCATACAAGCCCTGTACGAGCTTGTGAAGCTGTTCAGATGTAAATCCTTATATCGGCATGCAAAAGTCTTTCAGAAGCTGGATAAGACATCAAAAAGATGGTATCTGATGGCGCATCCGTGGCTTCATGTTGCATTCTTCATGGATACCATCGGACTTTTATTGCTGGGGATGGGATTGTTTTCAAGCCAGTGGGTGTGTTTCCTTGTTGTCCTAATCATGAGCTTCAGCCAGATCCAAAAGCTGGGAGCATGGGCGGTGTTCCTGGACAGTCTGGTTACGGTTATCATCTACGCTTTCGCCATCCTGAACGCATATCACTTGGCATAAAATAAAAAAGGGAGCCAGCCCACACGATTAGAAGCCAACTCCCCCACACGATTAATGATGCAAATATAAGAATTTCCAACTAAATAAATCGTGCTATGACAAAAGAATTTTCATCAATCGTGGAGTTGAAATCAATACGTGAACAAAAATCAAGATTATCGGAACGCGAGCAGGAGTTATCCTCCCCCATCCTGACTGATTTTTCTCTCATCCCGGAGATTTATGAGTGGTTCAGGGAGATACTTTCCGGGGCAGATTGTCCGCCCAATCCGGAAAGTGTTACCCAGCGAAAGAAGTTCCTCTTCATTGTGTTGTTCTTGTTCTCCCCTAGTGTGCTTGCCGGCGGACGGCTGCCGAACGGTATCCGAGCAGAAATTTCCGGCGTGTTCCCGGATGTTTCTCCGTGTGTAATATCAAACAATATCGCTGATGTTTCCTTTATCTACCAGCAGTATAAGGATTTCCGGCAGGATATAGAGTATCTTTACAATCAGATATTGGAAAGGTTGAAGGTCAAAGGACTAATCAAGTAACAGAATGTTTCTAATGGGGATAAAGTCCCTATGCTTAAATTTTTATGTCTAACAAATTTAAATTTTAAAGCCGAGTCAGAAGAAGAACAAAATCAGGTTGGGAAATAGTTCGACAAGCCGACAGATTAGCTCAACAGCGTTATGGAAGTAACTCTGACAATCCTAATAATCTTGTAAATAGGATTGCAGGCAGGTATCTTGGGAGCTTTAATAGAAGTGGAACCAGTTGGAATACACAAGTTTCAAAACGTACTTACATGGGACTTAATGATGGGTAATTAGTAAAAGAACTAATCAAGTAAAAAAGCCGGAACGTTATGCTTCCGGCTTTTTGTTCACTATCAATTTAGCAATTCTTGAACGAAAGATGTAAATGTTGAGCATTTAACACTTTCTATTAAGTTATTATAATCTTCTTTTTCAAGACAACTCACAAGGGAGGATACATCACTTTCATGTTTGTCATATTTTGATCCAATCAGGCCATAAATATCTCCCATAATTCTTGCTGGATGATAATAGGTAATCTCTGGATCATCATTCTCCAAATCATAATTTAGCTTAGACTTAATAAAATCATTTGACAATGTGCCATCAATACGTTCAAATATGTTAAATCCTAAAAACCATGCTTCAACCTCCATTATTGCAAAATGTAATTTTATATATTGAGCCAGGTTTTTAGCGTCTATTTCCTTTTGAGCTGAATTTCTAAATTTTTCAATTAATTCTAAGTTTATATTTCTTACGCCTCTATTTTTTTTCTTGTAAAAGTCCCCATATACATCTCTTAACCCTATAATCTTGGTAAATCCCTTTTCATGCAATCCATTTGCTCTAGTAAAGATTTTAGATAATACAGAGTTGTCATTACCAACATTTACAAGCATATAATAGTTATGAGCCATTTTATCACCATATTGATAAGGAGCTTCATCCAGATTATCACAAATCAGGTTATAACAATTGATTCCTATATCTTGGTAGTCGTACATCTTTAGAAGTAATTCTCTGACCAAAATTAATTCAGCTTGTCCTTCTACAAAAACTGCTACTTTCTTCATTTTTTATGTCGTGCAATAAAATCAGATGAGAATAAATCAAAATTATTAAGTCCTGTAAATTCAAAATCTTCAAATAATTCAGGAGAATTATATATATTTATTGCAGTAACTTTATCGCCTTTACGTTGTAAAATATTCCAATATTTCAAATCGACAACGTCCATTAAAAAACTATCGTTTGAAGTAGTAATTAATTGTATATTATTTTCTAAACAGAATTTATATAGGTATTTACCTAATTTTATGGATCTATCATAATCTAATCCCTCACAAAAATCATCAATAACAATTGTCTGTGTCTTCTTTTTTTGAGAAACAATATAGAATAAAAGAACAAGAATGTATAGTGTTCTTTGCATTCCTTGAGATAACAATCCTTCCCATAAAAATGTGCTTACATCTTTTTCATTAATCTGTAAGACTCTTATATCAGATTTCTCATCTCCAATTTTTACAATCTTTATTTCGTCAATAGAATAATCTAAAGCATTTAGTTCCTCCTGAACCTTTAGTTTCAAATCATCATTTAATTTTTCAAACATTGGGATAATACTTTCTCCTTTAGACATAGTACTAAATAGGTTGGTACCATTAGGAAACATATTAATCTGATTAAATAATATCCCATATGAATTTTCAGCCCAATTTACTATTTTTTCAATTTGAGGATATAATTTTGTATCTCGTCTTACATTGATTGTAAGTTTATTACTTGGAGGGTTAATTTCGTCGTTAAAAAAGATAGTAGAGTTTTCATTCCTTTCTATTAAGATGTTTTCGTTATGATCAATTAGCTGTTCCAAGGTAATATTCCCTTGAAAACATGCAAATGAATATGTCAATTCTGTATCATTGTCTGAAAAAATAATTTTATAGAAAAAATTATCGTGCTCAGCAATTTCTTTAGTTTGGAGTATAACAGAGACTAAAGAATTTAAGGCTTCTATTGTTTTTGATTTTCCAACAGCATTACGGCCTACGATGAGACTTGTTTCTGACAAATTGAGACCATCTAAAGACCATCCAGGTGTAACATATTCGAGACTTTTCAGTTTCATAATCGTATTAATTATACTAGAATTTTATTTTAATCTACAAAGATACAATAAAGCATTGAATTTATCAAGTGACAGATTTTTATGCTCCCAAAAACTGTAAAGCATAATGGAATAGTTATTTCCAAATATAGTTATATCTTAGTTCGGATTCATCATTCTTAAAACTATATGATACGGAAATTTTATTTACTAAAGTTTCCCACCCAAATAAATAGATAGAAAAATAACAGTTTGTCGAATTTTCTTTGTAAATTAGTAATC